GATGGAATCTCTAGCTGACTCTATGTACTACTTGTCAGGATATATCAGAGAAGACGTAGAAGACATTGTAAGCTATATTACAAATTTTGTATCTGAAATTTATAACTCTGTTACTAACTTCTACAATAACTTTGGCAAACCTATTGTAGACACTTTTATTAGTGTTGTAACTTCTGTATACAGCTATACTAAAGGTCTATGGTCTAGGATTGCTGACCCTGTAGTTGAAATGTTAGAGAACATTAAACAAGTTATTTGGGACTTTGGTGTTTGGTTAATTTGGAACTCAGTTTGGAAAGATATTTGGGAAGATGTAATTGCATACACTGCTAACTTGTGGAGTATGACTAAGCAAGTATTTTTTAACTTTGTTAATAATATCAAAGGAGTTTTTGAAAGACTAAGAGAATCTATCTCTTCTATCTTTACTAGTATTAAAGAAACTATCTCTAAAATTGATTTTAACTCTCTAATTAATAAGTTTAAAGAGTTTGTTGGCACAATAACTGATATTGATTTTAATCAAATTTTCTTCTTGTCTGTTGTTGGTTTAGCAACTCTTTTTAGCACAACTTTACGTGGTATTGTTGTTGATGGTATTAAGAAAGCTTTACTTATTGCTAGTACTCTCTTGTTAGACTTTGATTTTATAAGATCAATAGCTATCAACTTTGCTAATGGATTAACTTCTTATTTGTATGAAAACTTAGTTGGAGAATCAAAAAAGATTAGCAATACTGCCATGAGTAATATTATGGAAAGTATGTTCTTAGAAGCAGAGTCTACTAATGAAAAACTAATACCTAAGCTTTCCAGATCTTTTGGTAACTTATTGAATGCAATAGGGGTAGGTATTGGTGGAACTTTGATTCCCTCATTGTTTACCGATATGAACCAAGCAGAAGTAGAAAATGCTGTAAAACGGTATGCAAGTCCTATTGGTACTGCAGTTGCGTTAGGTATTCTTACTATTATGAGTGAGACTTTTAGAGGTGCTGCTGCTAGCATTTTAAAGTTTATCTTTAACATTGGCGAAGAAGGTATGAGTAAGCGCATCAATGAAAGCATTGGTAATATTGGTACTTTCTACAAAAGAGCAATTACTTCTTCTTTAGGTCTTGCTGCAGGTTACTCTATTGGTGGAATTATCTCTCAGCAATTAGAGCTAGGTGAAGGTTCTTTACTTGACACTGCTACAAAAATTGGTTCTTCTTTGGGAGTAACTATTTTTCAAGATATGGTAATGGGTATAACTGAAGGTGCAGGTAGGGGTTCCATGGGAGACTATCTAAGACGTGCAGTTTTAGGTACTCTTGTAGGATTTAGTATTGGTAGTATTTCTTCAGACTTAGTAGTTAAGCCATTAATCGAAAGTATTTCAGGAGCTTCACTAAGTGCAGACTCTGAACAATTCATAGATATTGCCTCTGGTATTGTTACAGGTATTGCTTACTTCTTTGGAGAACCCTTAGCTAATGACACTTTTGAGTATTTAAAAACAAAAGGTGGCGAGCTAATAAGCAGCATGACTTCTGGTTTAAATAAAGGTATTACTGGAAAAACAAGTAAAGCTTCATTACTTAGAGACATAGGTATTTCTTTAGGCTTTGGTGCTTTAAGTTTTGGAATTGCTCAAAATATTATTGCTAGTTCAGGTATGGAATTAAGCCCTATTCAAGAAGCAGGTGTTTATGCTGGTACTCTAATAGCCGGTGAATTTTTAGCGATGCTTACCAGGTCTTTAATAAAAAAGATACCTACTGCTGCTATTAAAAATTTAGGTAAAAATTTTATTCAAGTAGTTAAAAAACTCTTAGGTAAATCTTTTGGTCGTGGCCTTCTTGCTGGTGTTCTACTAGGTTATTTTACTACTTTTTCATCTTCTATTGAAGGAGAGCTAAGAGCATTAGGCGAACAAATCTTAGGTATTAAAATTGAAGCTGGTTCTTGGACAGAAGCAGGCATTTTCTTTGGTTCAATTATTGTCTTAGGTTTAATTGGAGGATTAGTTAGCGTAATTACTAGTCTAGGTGCAACTATTATTGCAGCTATCGGCTCGGCTTTACTTGTTGCAATTACCTCTGTTCCTTTCATTGTGTTTACTGCTATTGGTTCTGTCATTGCAGCTTCAATGGTTCAGTTTATGGCTAAAGGTCTAACAGGAAAAGGCATTATTGAAGGATTTATGCCAATTGGCTCTGAATGGATTGGCAAACTACTAGATGTTCTTGTTATGGGTATTCTTGCTGGTGCAGCTTTACTACTTGCAGGAGCTAGCTGGCCTATTGTAATTGCTGCAGCTATTGCCGCTGCAATTTGGCAAGCACTTCTTTCTTACAATGTTATAGACCAAGCAGCTGTAAATGCTTTCGTAGACTGGGTTTGGAGTTCTCTTGTTTCAGGGTTTAACTCTATTGCTAGTACTGGTAGAGAGATTTGGAATTATATTCTTAAGTTTGATGACATGAGCTGGACAGAAATCGGTGCAACAATTGCAAATGATATCTGGACAGGTTTAAAAAGTTTAGGTACTCAAATCAGTAACTGGTTTAAAAACTTATTTAGTTTAGAAAACAATAATAACTTCGATCCTAATACAGAGTTAGGTAGAGCTAACCTTAGAAGACAAATAAGAGAAGGTTCTGGCTTACCTGTAGGTCCTAGAGAAAACTTTGCTACAGGTGGTTTTGTATCCGGTCCTGGGACAGGTACTTCTGATTCTATTCCTGCGATGCTATCTAATGGCGAATTTGTAATTAACGCTAAAGCTAGTAAGAAGTTTGGGCCTTTATTAGCCTCTATCAATAAAGGAACTTATGGCCGATTTGCAGAAGGGTATACTCCTGGAGTTTCGCCTTCTTTTGAGGGTAGTGGTAGAACTTACGCAACTGCTCCAACAAATACACTAGAGGCGTTTATGTCTCTTTGGGACGGTAGCAAATCTAAAACTTTAGAAGAATTAATAGCCACACAAAAAGAAAGTAATTCTGAGACTAACAAAGAAATTTTAGCAAAAAGTGAAGCTAGTGATAAAACTTCAGAAGCTACAGATAAAATTAAGGAACTTAAAGAACAACTAAAGTCTATTGCTGAAAGTGCTATTGAGTTAACTACTATGAGCCCAGCTTATTTTGCTCAAGCGGGTTTAAGTGGTGCTGAGGCAATGCTACAATCTTTTAAAGATAACTTTAGTGGGCTACTTAAAGGTGAATTAAGTTTTAAAGATATGATTGGGGGATTGTTAGATACTTTTACTAATAATATTATTGATAATTTTGTTGGTGGTTTTACTAATGCTCTTTTTAATAAATTTGATCTAACTTCTTTATTCGGAGGTTTATTTTCAAGCGCTGCAGGCACAGGCGCTCAAGCTGGCGGCGGAGTCTTAGCGCCTAATACTTCCGGGTTAATGCAAAACGGTACTCCTGTTTTTGTTACTAATATGCCTATGAGTTCTGGAGCAGTTAGCCAAAATCCTTTAAGTGAAGGAGCAACTAATGGTGCTCAAGCAGGAGGAGGGTTCTTTAGTAGTCTCTTCTCAGGTATCCAAGGTTTCTTTGGAAACTTATTTGGTGGTATTGGTAACCTTTTCTCTGGCTTGTTTGGTAGTGGTGGCCTTGGTGGGTTATTTAGCCTATTTAGTGGTGGTAGCTTATTTGGTGGTTTTGCTACTGGCGGTTTTGTTTCAGGACCAGGAACAGCTACTTCAGATTCTATTATGGCTATGCTATCCAATGGTGAGTATGTAGTAAATGCTGCTACAACTAAACGTTGGTTGCCTTTCCTTGAAACACTAAATGCTAACAAAGGTCGTCTACCAGCTTTTGCTAATGGTGGACTAGTTGGACCGAGCAATCCTAGTGCTTTTAAAACACTACAAGAAAATAATAACAATAAGGACAAACAACAAGTGTTCAACATTAATGTTTCAGGTGATGTCTCCATGCAAACTCGTAAAGAGATTGCCCGTATGATTCCGGAGATCACTGCTGGGGTCAATATGACTAATCGCGAGAGAGGATCACGATAATGACAGTTTATTATTTTGAGGGGAGCCCAATTGTGGCTCCTCTTACTATTGAATCTAATGAACCTGTATTTGTTGCAGATACAGTAAATCTTAAACAACAAAGGGCATCGCAAGGTGCCCAACGTTGGGAACTAAGCTTTCAAATTCAAACTAAAGATATAGAAGAAGATTACTTTGTTGGTATGGTAACAGGTATCAAAGATGCTAAGACTATGATTATGCCTCAGTTGCTTTCAGTTGATAAAAAAGTAACTGTAACTACTAACGGTTCGGCTAGTGCTACTTCTGCAGGAGCTGACTCTGTTCTTATTAATTTTTCTCAAGCATCTAGACTTTTACCTAAAGGGTCTTTTATTAAATTTGCTAGTCATAGTAAAATTTATACAGTTACTGCAAACGTAACTACTCAAACAACTGTTGTTTCTGTGCCTATTTATCCATCTTTACGTCAAAGTATTTCTAGCTCAACTGTAGTTCACCATCCAGGCTCAACTACAAAACCTGTTTTACAATACTACCGCGATTTAGAAACACTGCAAGGCATTATTTATGAAGACGGTGTACTTGTAAATCCTGGAACTATTAAGCTATTAGAGGCATTTTAAAATGAGAACGCTAAGCGCAGCAGCATTAGCTGCAATAAATTTACCTAATCCAAAATTTGTATTATTTGCAAAAATTGTGCTAAAAAGCACTACACTCTTAGTAACTAGTAACTCTTTTAATCATGATTTTAATGAAGAAACTTATTTAAGTAATAACTCTTTAGTTAGTTTTGGACCTCCAAGAATTTCAAGCTCAGTTGATCGTGAAGTATATGAGTTAATTTTCCTTGATCACGATAATTTAATTCAACAAGAATTAAGGCTTGGTATTACTGGGAAAAAAGTTACTGTCTATGCTGCTTTTTACAATAGCTCAAATGTTTTACTTAACTCAGTAAACGATGTTTTAATTGCCTATGAAGGTTTAATTGATAGTGGTAAAGTAGTTAATGATGGTTCAGTTAAGCAAGCTATCATATCAGTAGCTTCGCCAATGGCTACTTTAGATTCTATTGGTGGCTACATCGTATCAAGAGATGGTATGGATCAAGTTAGCTCTACAGATACTTCTTTTGATGAAGTTTATGCTGGTGGCGACACTGTTAATCTTAAGTGGGGAAAAGACTAATGGCATTTTTTACAGCATTTTTTACCACAGTAGTAGGCTTATCAGCAGCTGCTGCTGCTACTGCAGTTTCGTTAACCCTTACGGTAGCTTCAATAGCATATCAACAGTCTCGTATGAGAAAGCTTAGAAATGAGCTAGATAAGCGAAAGCAAGTTAACGTAGCTATAGATGGCGAACCTTTTTACTTGCCAATTGTTTACGGTAAAGCTAAAGTTTCAGGTGGTAAGGTTTATCATAAACTAAAAGATAGCTATACACATCCAACATCCATTAATGCTAATCAAACTTTTTTAAATGGATTGACATCTAGTCGAACAGGTTCTAAAAATGAATACCTTTTTGTTCAGCAAGCTATCTGTTATGGCGGTATTAACAATGTAGTTGACATTACTGTTGACGATAAAAATTGGGATGAAGAAACCTTAGCGTACGGGCAAAGAATTCATGTGTTTAAGGATGGTGGCGTAGCTGATACTATGGCAACCGCTAATGCAATTCCTTCAACTAACCGGTTTACAAATACTGCTTACGCTTCTATGATTTTTAGATTAAACAGAGAAGAGTATAACTACAATAGCTCACCTAATGTATCTTTCTTTATTGAAGGGCAAAAAGTTTATGATATTGTAAATACTAGTGGTGTGTATTCTCTTTCTACTACTAAAAGTTTTACAGAAAATCCTGCTAGAATTCTTTTAGATTATCTTACAAATAACGTTTATGGAAAAGGGTTATCTCTTTCATCTATTGACTTAGCTTCTTTTTACAAAGCAAAAGTTATTTGTGATAGAATAGTTTCTACTAATGTTATACAAGATGGGCGTATTAATGGACGTAGACCTGATGTTGAAAATGAAGATGGCACTATTACAACTCAACCTCAGTTACCTAATACTTCTATAAAATTGTATGAGTGTAATATTGTTCTTGACTCAGAAAGACCTTTACGAGAAAATATTGAGATTATTTTAGAGTCTATGGAAGAGGCAGAACTAATTTGGTCAGGCGGTAAATACAAGTTAATGCTTGATGCCCCTATTGATTTAGCTGAGCAAGATGCATTAGTTGTAGCTACTTTTACAGAGGAAGACATTATCCGTGGAGGAATGGAGTTAGAGTTCCCTGACTCTTCTACACGTTACAACCAGTGCGTAGCTCGCTTTATGAGTGAATTTGAAAACTTTGTAGATGACACAGTTACTTGGCCAACTAGTTACTCTGCTCCTTACAATACTTACTTAACTGAAGATAGCGGAATTCTTTTAAAAACTGAAATTTATTTACCTTGCACTTCTGATCCTTATCATGCTTTAGCTAAAGCAGAGCAAATCGTCAGAACTTCTAGAAGAGAAATGAGAGCTAAATTTACAGCTTCTAAAAAGGGTTTGCTACTAGAACCTGGTGATATTATTAAGGTTACTGATAGCACTAGTGGTTTGCTTAATGAAACTATGAAAGTTGATTCTGTCAAAACTAATGCAGATTTAACGGTAAATATTGAAGCTAGACAGTATAGTTTTGAAAATTTTGCTTGGAACGTTCCAGATAACATTCCGTATGCTTCTGTAAAAACAGATTACTACTATCCTGTTGTAAAACCAACTAACGTGCTGTTTACCCCAGACAACCCTAATGGTGTTTTTGGAGTTAGCTCAGGAAAAATAACTTGGAATTATCCTAATACAGTTTCTGTAAACGGCTTTTTAGTAGAGGTTTCTTCAGACAATGGAGTTACTTGGCAAGCCTTAACTACTACTTTAACTAACAGTTATGATGTTGTTGGTTTAAATAACGGGGTTTACAAGTTTTCTGTACGTTCTTTAAATAACTTAAATAAGTATTCTGCTAGAGTTTTAGCTAAAGATGCTGCAACTCAATTAGTAGAATCTTTTACTATTCAAAAAGCAGCTGTTGATCAAGTAGCAGTTATTTATGCAAATAATGACAATATTGCAACTAACACTCAAACGTACTCTTTAGGCTTGAATGAGTATGTAGCTTACTATGTTTACTCAGGAGACTTACCAACACTACCTATCAGAACTGGAATTACTTTTGCTAGATTTATAGGTGCAGATGGTTTACCCGGTGTTAATGGTATTGATGGCACATCAGGTACTAGTGTTGCACAACTACAGATTTACAAACGCTCTGCTACCGCTTTACCTACACCTACTGGTGGCTCTTTTAGTTTTGATACAGGAGTATTAACTCCTCCTAGTGGTTGGTCAGCTACACCTCCCGCTGGTACAGATCCTTTGTATTCCTGCTTAGCTACTGCATCTATTGTAGGCACTACTGGAACAGATACTAGTTTAACTTGGTCTTCTCCTACTATAGTTGTTCAAAATGGTTCTGCTGGTAAATCAGTTTATACTGCTATTGTCTTTAAACGCTCTACTACAGTACCTACTGCACCTACAGATGGATCTTTTAATTTTGGAACTAACGTTTTAACACCCCCTGTAGGCTGGTCTTTAGATGTACCTACAGGTACAGACCCTGTTTATGCAGTTAGGTTTGTGTTTTCTATTATTGGAGATTCTGGTTTACAAAATGTTAGTCCTGCTTGGTCAACGCCTTTTATATTTGTTCAAGATGGCACTGATGGGGCTACAGGAGCTCCTGGTTCAAACGGTATCAGCACTTACCAGCTAAGTGTTTTTAGACGTTCTGCTGCAGCACCTGCTGTCCCTACTGGAGGATCTTACAACTTTGGAACTCAGCTAGTAACAGCACCTTCTGGTTGGAGTGCTACTGTGCCTACAGGTACAGATCCTGTTTACGTTTCTACTGCTTTAGCTTCTGTTCAAGGCACAACTGGTTTAGACGATACACTAACTTGGTCTACTCCGGCTATACTTGCTCAAAATGGAACTCCAGGAGCAGATGGTGAAGACGCTTGGCCAGCAACAGGTAATGCTGTTGGAGGTTACAACGACTTGCAGTCTAACGCTGCATCACTAGATACTGATGTAGAATACCGATTAATTTCCTCAGGTGTTACAAGTACAAATAACTTAGCAATTACTACTGTATTACACATTGGCTATGCAAATGCTGATAATAATGTTCAGCAAAAGTTATCAACAGTTGTTGTTGGAGACTACGTTACCGTAACAGCTGTTTATGGAACAACAATTGTTAAGTTTGCTTATATCATAACTAGCGTAGCTAAACGTTCAAACTATACCTTTAACGCTATTGCTGGACAATATTTTTATGAGTTTGGTGTTACTTTAATAAAGTCTAACGCTGCAAGTTCAGCTATTGACTACACAACTGGTGGAAGTACTGCTACTTTTGATTTTTCTAGAGCCGTTGGAACTAGAGGTGCAGGCTGGTGGCGTTATGACGCTGGGGCAGCAGACTTGTCGGGAGTAGACACTACTGCAGAAGTAAACGTGTATTGGGATGCACTTCATACCCCAGATATTGATCCTGTAAAAGATGATCGTTTTGTTATTGCTACTACACATGTTAGCGGTACTAAAGCTTTTATATTTAACGGCACAGACTGGGTAACACAAGCAGCCTTTGTAGATGGAAATCTTCTTGTAGCAGGTACTGTAACAGCTAACGCTTTAGCTGCAAACTCTGTTACTACAAACTCTATCTATGTTGGTCCAACAGAGGGTCTAAGTGATTTAACTTCAAATGCTGGTACAATTACAGCGGGGGTTTTAAGAAATAGCTCTGGTACTTTCGTTATCAACTTAACAGCTGGAACTAATACAATTTCAGTATAAGGAATACTATATATGTATGAAATATTTTTAAATAAGATAGGTAAAAAATTTAATGTAGTTAATGGCGAGTTTGTAGAAGACAGTGATGGAATACTTACTGTCTCTACTTCTCCTTTTAATAATAGTATTTATTTAAACACGCTAAACAATACTTGGCTTGTAGTATCAGACCTTTTAATTGGTATTCCTTACAGAATAGCTAGAGATGATTGTGCTACACTTTGCGCTAGATACTTGGATAAACACTTTGGGTCTAAAATAGAAGAAAAGCTTTTTTCCCTTACTTTAAAAGAATGGACAAACTACATTAAACTTGGTGGTGAAACTCTTATTAAAGAAGTAGGAGGCTACGAAGTAAACTTATCACAACTAAAAGAAAAAGACGTAGTTTCTTATGAAATTGAAGATTCAAGAATTACGTCTCATCTTGCCGTTTATTTAGGAAACAACAAAATACTACATCATGTACCTAACAAGTACTCTAGTATTGACGATATAGACATGTCAAAAGTAAAAAGGGTTTTTAGATATGGCAACTAGTACATTTTACGCAGATAAAGATACTGGAGCAGTAATGATATCAAACATTACTGCAGGGTCTCCTACCTATGCTCAAATCCTTGCTAGCCCACAAACATACTTGTCTTACATAAGATTCCATTCTAGTTTAAACTTTTTAACTATTAAAGGTGCAGTATCAGCGGCTTCAGTTACTTTTCCCGCATTTATTAGAGATACTTACACGGTAAGTCGCGATGGAGGCTGTCTTAACAGCGACGATTATTACACTACTATTGCACCTACAACAAAAATTCAAAGTGTAACAATTGGCACTTCACCTATTATTAACCCGGCATTTTGTCTGTTAGAGTATGCAGGAGAAATCTATGCAGATTTTTATGATGGCCTAACTACAGCAAGTGTAGATAGAAGAGTTTTTCCAGTGTATAACTCTGCAGACAATACTATCAGGCTTCTTGCAGTAACTACTGCTGTATCTGCTGACGCAACTTCTCAAACACTAACTTCAGTTAAGGTTCATGTTGTAAATGGATAAGGTATTTATTAACTCTAGCAAAATTGAATGCAAAGATAATAGCGGAAATATTACTTTTAGTTCTAACTTTAATTATTTAAAAACTAATTCCGCTTCAAAAACAGAAATATCGGGTATTGCACTTACAAGAGTCCCACAAGGAGTTTCTACTGACTCTCAAGGTTTTGTTTCTTCAAAACAAGTTGGTAATATGAATTTTATATCTGCAACACCTAACAGCGGTGCACTTTTGGTTTTAAATCAAAGCATGAGTATTCAATTTTATTTTTCTAACTTTCACCCTGTGTCTATAATGGGTTTTATTGGTAACAAACAAATTCTTCCTCAGTTTCAAACTGACCAGTCGATAAGCAGTACAAAGCATGCGCTTATTCAACAGTTTGTTAATGGTTCTTGGGTAACCAGGTATGAAAGCTTGTTAAACTCATTCTCTAGTTATTTTGCACCACAAGGAACACCACAGGCTTTTAATAGATTTTTTTATGTCCCTGATTGGGATAATGTTGCAATTATAAACAACTTAATTTCAACGCATGGTGGTGGAAACTACAGATTTTTTATAAATAGTAATTGGAATGTAGGCATGACTCCAGCTAATACTACTTATTTAGAGTTTGCTATGGCAAATTATCAACAAAGTGGCGGAGCTAGACTTATTAATGCAGAGATTACACCATGAGCCTTAAAATTGATTCTAGCAAAATTTATATTCAAAACTCAAGTGGAGTCACTAAGTTTGATAGCTCTAATGGATTACTTTATCGTGCAGCTTACTTATCAGGAAGTCAAACATTTTCAGGAGCTACTAACTACAACATTTCTCCACATGGTCTTAGCTATAACCCTAATACCGATATTATAGTAGGAAGCTACAAGATTACTGCATGCAGCGGTAACTTAGCCAGCGGCTTTCTTAATCTTCAACTACCTAGCTCTGTGCCTATTTGTTTACATGTAGAAAATGTAGCAGCAGTCCGTTCTTATGGCCAACTAGACTCAAGGCCAAATATTTTAAGCATGATGGTAGACACAACTAATATTATGCTGCAATTTAGGAAAATTGGTTCACGAAGTCCAATAACTAATGCTAATTTCGGAGCTCCAACTTTAAACCCTGATGTTTCTGTATCATTCACTTGGCAAATATCTTTATATAAAAGGACATATTAATGGATATGACAAATAAAACTATTAAAATTAATCACTTAAGTGTTGATTTTATAAAAGAAAAAACTATCTGCGATGTTTCTGTATACCAAGTTATTTCAGAAGGTATTCACAAAAAAGTTTTAGATCTTAGCTTAGAGGTTAGTTCTAGCTTTCAAGATGCAAATGATGACAGACTCACACTTAAAATTTTAGAAATTATCGGAGGATTAGATGTACCAATTGGGTAATAAATCTAAAGACAAACTAAAAGGTGTTCACCCTACTCTAGTACGAGTCATCGAGAGAGCTATCGAGTTATCCTCTCAAGACTTTATGGTGTTAGAAGGGTTACGTACTCCTGAACGTCAAGCAGAGCTGTACGCTCAAGGGCGTACTAAGCCAGGCCAAGTAGTTACTTGGACATTAAAATCAAGACATTTTGTTCAAGCAGATGGTTGGGGTCATGCAGTAGATATTGCTCCGTATCCTCTTGATTGGAATGATTTGTCAAAGTTTGAAGCTATTGCCGATGCAATGTTTCAGGCTTCTAAAGAACTAGGTACTCCGATTCGTTGGGGTGCTGACTGGGACCAAGATGGTCGTCCTCGTGAAAAAGGCGAAACAGATAGTCCCCATTTCGAGCTAGTAGTGTAATGAAAACTTACAAGCGTGAAGCGGCTATAGCAATTATCTTTTATCTTTGTTACTTGGGACTATACGGTCGTGTAGAAGCTCTAGAAGTTATCGCTTGGCCCTTCATGCTTTTTGTTGGAGCGGCCTTTGGTATGGATTGGGCAGGTAAACAAACCAGCTTAGTATCAAGAAAGAGAGAATACACAGATGATGAGCTTAATAACAAATAAACTTATGATAGGAGCGATTATTCTTCTTTTTAGCCTAGCAGGGGTAGCAAGCTATTACTTGTACAACAAAGGTTTTAAAGCTAAAGAGCAAGAGGTAATCATACAACAACAAGAAACTTACATTCAAACTAGGAGAAGGATCGATGAAGCCACTAGTGATAATCGTTCTGTTAACGATGCTCTTGACAGGTTGCGGGCTAGGCAGAAATCTAGGAGTAAATGAGAAAGGGCTATGTGACGGTTTATCACCTAAGATAGACCGATTAAATGACGCTCTTCTGATTGACGGTGGTCAACAAACTATCCTTGCTGGTGAAGATGTAATTATAGGATTTGATGCAGGATGCTATGGACCAGTGGGTTGACAAAATTATCGCAGGAGCAATAGCTACTGTCTTTGCTTCTATTACTTGGTTAGTTCGAACAGTTTTAACTAACAATCGTAAAATTGAGTTGCTACAATTAGAAATCAAAAATAGAGATCAACGTAGAGAAGAAGATCGTAAAGCAGTAGCTGAGTTAAAACAAGAAATGAAGGATCTTCGTAAAGAGCTTCATGATTATTTCTTCAGCAAGAAAGACTGACAAAAAAAAAAAAAAAAAGAAAAGTGGATAGCCCCCGCCAGCGCAATGCTGACAGGGGCTTTCTTATTAAAAGTTATTAAGTGTTAGGTTATTATAGCGTACTGCTGCTGCTTCTACAGGCTCTGCAAGTACCC